AACCTGTGGTAAACATTAAACCTGCGGTAAACATAACCCAAAACTTTTATACCAATCTGTATAATGATAAAACAGTATGTGAATAAATTGATAGATAATCTTCCTGACGAATTCAAAAAACAAAAAACACCGTTACGAATTGATTTAGTCTTGGATGGTGGTATGTTCAACGGTTCATATTTGGTCGGTGCAGTTCACTTTTTGAAGGAAATGGAACGACAAAAATACATCAAAGTTGAACGAGTTTCGGGTGCAAGTGTGGGATCAATAGTAGCACTTATGTATCTGTCTGACTGTCTCGATTCGATGCCGGAATTATACAATATAGTTTATAATGAGATCAAAACATCCAATACCTTGTCGTGTATCCAGAATATCAAACAGTTTTTGAATCATGATAAAGATCTGTATAAACAACTCAACAATAAATTGTATATTTCGTACAATAATATTGAGCAGAGGACAAAAACCGTCAAATGTGTTTACAAATCAAATGAAGATGTATATGATACACTCGCAAAGTCGTGTCATTTGCCATTCCTAATCGATGGAAAGCTATTGTATAAAAAAAAGTACTTGGATGGAGTGAACCCATATATCTTTAAACCATGCCCGACCAAGAAGATTCTATATTTAGATCTTTTTGGGTACGATAAAATATTACATTTTTTCAATGTAAAGAACGAAAAGACAAACTATCACCGAATACTGAGTGGAATGTTGGACATTCATAACTTTTATATTAAGCAATCTGATACTCCAATGTGCAGTTATGTGAATGATTGGGGTATAATAAACAGATCTCGTTCAACTGTAAAATCAATATATGAAACTGTCATTGTATATACTGTGTGCATTTTGAGCATTTTAGGCCGATATACCAACGGTCTTGAAACTTCCATAATACATAAATTGTTTACACGGATTCTGAAGGAATGCTTTGGAGTCATTGTGGAAACCTATTGTTGTATGTGAAACAAGCGTATGTGAAACAAGCGTATGTGAAACAAAAGCGTACACAGTTATTATCATATCATACTATATAATAAATGACATTCAAGAATATTTCCCAGTTCGGCGAGACGAGTGACTATCTGTCCATATTCAACGGTGTCCTGATAACCGATATGATTGTGATTGGTCTGCTTATTGGTGGTGCAATTAAATCGAATGTTCTGAAAACCTGGTACAAGGATCTGAGTTTGAGCGCTGTTATCGCCGATGTGTTGATCATTTTCATCGGAATCATTTTAGCACGCTTCTTGTATCCCTATATTTTCAAGGAATACTCTCTCGTCAAGTTCATTGGGTTAGCTTTGTGCATACAAGTTGTGCATGATATCTTGTTTTACCAATTATGTGTGTCGGTCCCTCGCGGCAGATCACAGATCTTGGACATATTCAAAGACTATGGCAGGGAGAATGGATACAAGGCGGTACTTTCGGACAGTGCAATGATGATCAGTGCTATACTCATTGGATCTTACCTGAAAGGCAAGAGTTTGAATGTGAACATAATCACAATGATTACTGCTGTCTATATAGTGCCGTATTTGATTTATAGCATATAATTTATAGCATGTAATTTATAGTGTGTAATTTATCTAATTCATACAACCGATAACAGTTGTATAAATTATTAACTTCGTTTCTTTCGTCTGGTTGTATTATTAGTCGAATAATAAATACCAAAAAAAGACTTTCTCTTTTTCGTTTTCTTCAACTTCCTCTTTTTTACTTTTGTCGGTTCCTTTTTTTCAGCCCTATCACCGCTGTCTTTCTTACCAGCAACAGGTTTGTAATTCAAGAACCATTCATCATACTCTTTGGTTCCTTTCTTAGATTTTAGTTCAGTAAACATGTGATTCTTGTGTTCCCTCATCTCCGTCACGCTCTCCTGATGTCCATAGCAAGTGATGCTGAAACGACGCAACAAACCCTTCTGCTCCAACCGATTCTTCTGCTGCACCTCAAACAGGAACTTGGACATGCACAAAATACGATCCATAAATTGTGTGTAATAATCGCGATCTGTATAGAGGAATGCAAGATAGAAATTCAACATTGTGTCGATGGACGCAACCTTGACTTTTTGCCCGCTTATTTTGATGACATTGTAACTATGACACGCAATCGGTTTGTATACGAATGCAATTGTGTCCTTGTTTACAATTATCTCGTAATGCACTGGTATTATTTCACCGATCGGTTCGTGTTTGACGACTTTGACATTTTTAATTCCGATGTCGGCAAGCCGTTCTTCAACGATCTCACATGTTGTTTCGGGATCATTCGAGAGAACATCGAAATCCGGAATATGCTGAACCTTTCGCTGTTGCTTTGCCGGCATGTACCGCGAATACAGGTTGATCGCGTAACCTCCGAAGAATACGACACCCTGATTGACAAGTGTGTCCCGCGTCACCTTGTAAATTTCATCTTCATTTGTAATGTCGCCCATTGCTCGTTGGTAATCAATTGAATCACAATCCACAGTCTTTAATGGATAGTACTTGTTCAACAAAGAGAGACGCTTAAACACCTTTTCAAAACGGTCAATTTGACCAGCAGGCCGAGAGAGTTCCAAATACATTGCCATCTTCAGGAAATTTGCAGGGCAATACAAGATGCCCTTTACGCGGACGGCCTCCTTTTTCAATGAGTCGAACAGTTCGGGAGGAATGTAAGTGATGTCGGCTACGCCCAAGAAATTGCAGTACACCTTGAATGTCCCCTTGTGAGCACCGGCCTTTGCCTCCACTTCCGTGTATCCCTTCTTCACATATATATCGGCCAGCTCCTTTGCGTCCTCGAGCGCATTCGGGGAATAGAAATCGTAGTCGCTTAGCTCAGCTTCCTTGTCGTAGATCTTGTCTTGTTCGGGGAGCAGTGCGTCGATTGCAACCCCTCCGTAACAAATCAGACTCTTCTTTTTCAAGAAATCTTCGACTATTTGAATCATCTCTTGGACTTCTGGTGTATTGACGAGTCGTTTTCCCATTTTCGTTTCGGCTAAATCAACAGCACTTCGAAGAATGGCTAATTCGCATTCTTGAAATGTCATTGATTTATCGCATTTTACTTCCTTCTTCATATACATCCGAGAGAAAATATTTAATAAGTGATTGTAAGGCCTAGAGGTGCTTCTGCTGTTTTGGTTTCATACGAGAGTTCTGGGTTTTGTGCGATCGGAGGTGGAATTGTAACAGGGACAAACCTCATTTTTTCCGGTTTCCGAACAAATGCATATCCATTCGTATCGAAGTAATTTATGTCACCGAGCAAAAAGTTATCAAGATACTGGTAACGCATTGCAACGAATTGGCATCCCAGCTCTCGCGAATAATCTGCACTTGGGTTCGGCGGATTGACGCCGCCATCCGGCAATACAATTGTCATAAACGACCCCTTGTTATAATTGCTCAACTCATCAATGTCAGGAACATTTTTCACTCCAAAGTACTGATAGGATCGAATGTTTCCTGAATTACTGGTCGAATTTATATACTCGACCAAATTGGTATTGTCTTGAAACGATTTGTTGCTTTCATCTACAATCAAAACGATTTTACTCTTGAGTTCAGACAATCTAATCAAACCCAAATTCCCACCATTATTTTTGTTTACATAACTGTACTCTTTTCCGAGCATCGATGTTGTGTATGATTTAAATACATTAGCAAGTTCCTTATACATTTCCGGATTGTTGCTCTTGAATCGCAAATTGAGTATGATGGGATCCAGCTTGTTCGGCGCTCCGTCCCCAAACGCATACATCTGAATAATACTCATCGCATCAGCAAACTTGACATAGTTGTATGTTTCCTTAACATAATAGTTGTCGGCTGTGGATGTGGAAACAACCGGTTGCCCATCGACGGAATATATTTCAAAATCCAAGCACCTGGCACCTTGTTTGATAACGCTCTTCAAATTGCAAACATTCACATAATCATTCTTGTAGCTTCCGCCTGAACAACAATTGTAGGCCGTCTTTACATAATAATTGCACAAGAAATCACTTGCATCTGCTGTATTGGATTTTATTTTACCATTGACATCGCCATACATTTTGGTCATGTAGGCGCACTCTCTTGCTTCGAGTTTGCTAGTATACAATATATACAACAACAACATGCATATAATAAATACAATTAATAGTACCAACATGTTTGTAATGAATGTTTGGTCTAAATCACGAATGTTGTTAACTAATTCCTCATATTTTTTAGTCATTGTTTTTTGGATTGAAATAGAATCGTCAGCCATAATATACAAATAGAGTATTTTTTGTCGATTAAATATTAAATATTAGTATTTGTATATAACAAATGACCGGCGGCTTAATGCAACTTGTGGCTCAAGGCCAACAAAATGTAATATTAAATGGGAATCCGAGCAAATCTTTCTGGAAATCGAGCTATGCCAAATACACCAATTTCGGACTTCAGCGATTTCGACTAGACCATGAGGGAACCCCGTCACTCAGATTAACGGA